GTATTGTTCTGTACCTTTCTGTAACATGACTCTATTTTAATTGGTTACTGTTTGTTTTTGATTACATGGTAAAGATACTACATTTTATTGTATATACAAAATATTATAGCATAAATGTTTTATGATTTATCAATATTTAACAAAACGAATGATGTGGAAAATTTTCCGCAAAAATGATTGACATAGAATTAAACACGAATGCCGGAGCTTCTCACCCCGGCATTTCCCTGTTCATCATTTGCATTTCCGAATATTCCTTTGAAATTTTCGCCTCATTCTCCTGTTCAAAAGACCGTTATCGGCAAACCGATTCAAGGTATCCTTCTCTTCCGGCGAAAGCAGGTTATAGACCTCCTTCCTCGACTTTCCGGAACAGATGGCTTGTATGATTTTAGCTATCTCCATGTATTTCCCGAATTAATTTCTTTCTGCAACACTCACATAGGAACTTCTTCGCCACGGGGAACATCTTCTGCCCGATATATCCCCGAAGGTACTGTTCTTCCTCCCCGTAAGGGTCAATGCCGAACGTCCGGGATATATGCCTGCACAAATGCCCCTTTTCATGGTCCCAAGAGTTTTGGAACTGTTCGGGACTCGTCGTCATGGCAATTACCATCACCGTCCGTCGATGCTCGAAATTGGAATAGGTAAGTCCTGTATTCAAGTTACCGGACGACAAACTTCTGAAAGCATTTTCCAGATTATTCCCCGTACAACCTATCCTTTCCAGCTCCCGGAGTATGGTGTTTGTCCAGTAGGTGGTAACGGCGTAAAAAACCCTTACGTGCCAGTCGTATTTCGCTATGTAGAAATCCTGAACAATCATGTTTTATAACATATTTTCCCACATGATCGGAGTACCCGAACCTATACAGTCGGCATAGAAACGAGTAAAGGGCAATCCGTCGTAACCGTCAGGGTCGTCGATATAGTCCTTTACAAACAGAGCCAAATGGGTATCGTCGGGAATCGATGACTTCAAATAGTCGGCCTTACCCATATTTGCGACAAATACATGGTCGTACCCTTTGGCCTTTTCCAACTTCACGCCCGCCTGTGTCAATATGACCTCCACATCTTCTTTCGAAAGTGATTTTATCTCCTCCTTCTTTCCGGTGGTCTTGTTTTCGGCCTTCATTCTGGAAACCGCCCACTCGCACATGTTCTTGGAGAAGTGCCAGCCGTATCGGGAAAGGTACTCCGTCATGCCAGAGGGGAAAATATCATAAATGTCTAATCGTTGGTTCATAACACTGCTTTTTTATGTTTTTGAAGAGAGAGGGGATTTCTCCCCTCCCGATTAATAGAACTCGCCGTTGGCCCGTCTGCGTCTGCGTTCCCCCATTTCGTCATAGTACGAAGGAGGATAACCGGGAGCATAACGGTTGTTCATTCCACTGGAAGAACCTCCGCCATAATTCCCGCCGCCGTAACTGCCGCCATTATTGCCACGGAAGCCCATATCGCCGCCCTGCATTTCCCGCATGGCAGCTTCATAGCCTTTCTTGTAGCCGTGCTCGCAACCTTCCTTGTAGGCCATTTCGAGCTCTCTACCGCCGCGTTCATTGAATCCTTCATATCCACGGCCTTCTTCTAATATTGACCACATTCCCATATTACTTTTTGTTTTTAGAAGTTTCAGAAACACTGAGCTGTTCCATCAGTTTCTTGTTCATGGCCATTAGGTCGGCCATGCTTCTGCTCATTTCGGACATCTGCCCTTTGAGGGTGGCAATCTCCTGCTCCTGCCTTTGCTTCTCCGCAAATTCGGGATTCAAAATTGTCAATATCTTGTCGCACCCGGCAATCACGTTCTCGTGGTAATTACGCCGGTTCAGTTCGTCCAAGCTCTTTTGCCGGATAGCCGACACTTCCGAGTTCATGGCCTCTCTGGAACAAGATATGACGATGTTTCCGTTTTGCCCGAAGTCAGCGATGTCCGCCCCTGCCGGCAAGTTCTGGAACGTCGTGTTCTGCCCGTTCACACAGACCACCACGTCCACCACCATTTCCATCTGGGGTATCTGCCCGATAGGTGTCGGCATGGGGTACTTGGGCTTAGCTGCCGAAACGCTGACGACGGAGCCTATATCCACTAAGGGATTTTCTTCCTTATGAAGGATAAATAACTGGTTGTTTGCTCGAAGATTCTGAAACATAGTTTTTTGATTTAATGGGACTGCCCGATAAAAGGCAGCCCCGGTTAATTATTTGCTTTTGGCAGCGACGTTGGTTGCCGCCGTAGCCGTAGTAGGTCTGTACCCACCGTTGACAAGGTACACTTCGTTGGTGTACTTGTTGTAATGGATTTCATAGATCCCAGTACCGGCGATATTCTCTACCGTCACCGGCTCGTTGTTGTAAGCCAGCAGAGGTCTCGTGTCCCCATTCGTCCCGATGAGAATGGGAAGCGTTGCGGTCGTTCCGGCGGGTATCGCCTGACGGAGATTGATATAGAATCCTCCCACATAGTCCCTGTTACGGAACGCATGGTTTGGGAGTTCCAAAGTCACGTTCTCCGTGCCGACCGTCACCGCCACCGTAGGAAGAGTGTTGTAATTCACTCTGCCCAGCGTCGGGAACGGAAAGGGAAACCCTGTAAAAAAGTTAGGCCACATATATACCTCCTTTCTTACTGGAATTAACCCCAGTAGTTGTTGCAACCGCATCCGTAACCGCTACGCCCGTATGCGACATCGCCCGCATAAGCTCCATAAGCGGCAGCCCGGTACAAGTCTGTGTTTACAGCCTGAATGTTCGGATATACCACGGGAACGGTATTGGGCAATTTACACTTGATGCCGTCCACATCGCTTTGGAGAGCCTGCAAACCGGCAGCGAGGGGAGCAATCTGTTGCCCTACCGCATTGAGAATGGTCGCATTCTGGTTCCGTTGGGAGATTTCAGCCGCCAAAGTAGCCTTCTCTGCCGTCAAAGCGGTGATCTTGTCCTGTAAAGCCTGAGTTTGGATAGAATCCAGCTTCGCCAAAATGGCACGAGTGTTCTCATTGCCGCTGTCCACGAGGGAGTGGGTTTGTTCCGAGGTGGCGATACGAGTTTCATATCCTTGTCTCTCGATTGCGTTTTGCGTCTTGCAGCAGCAATCTGCGATTTGGGTAGCCAGCGTACAATTACTCGATTGAATGCTGTTGATGATCTGTTGTGCGGACATGCCCACTTGGTTGCCGACACCCTGAATCAAGCCCTGAATGTTGCACAAGGCGGATTGTAACTGTTGGGTAGAGCAGTTCAAGGACGAAGCGAGTTGGTTGATGGCATTACCGTTCCCTTGAATGGCCGACATCAGGTATTCACGTCCGACATCGCCGTTCAACTCGGCAGGAAGCCCGCCCCGGTTGCCAAAACCTCCGAATCCGTTACCGCCCCAGCAGAACCACAGCAGGATAATCCAAATCCACCACATGCCTCCGCCCCAAGCGTCCTGATTGTTCCTTCCCTGATTGAGAAGGGCCAAGAGTCCGGGATCGACCCCTTTACCACCCATCAGGTTGGGCAATAAAGCCATGATGTCGAACTTGCTTCCGCCACCATTGGGCTCTTGATTGAAAACATACGTTCTTTCCATATAGATATAATTGATGGTTACGGCCAATATCGGCCGCATACAAACGTATGGCTATTGCCGTTGCTATCCTCGGATTTCGGTGGCTATCCTGTTGCTGACCCGTTGATTTGTCGTTGTCAGAATAAAACTTCCCGAACACCGCTGTTTCAGGCTGTTTTTCAATTTGTTCACTCCCTGTCTGGTCATGGAAAGATAAGCGGCGGTGTTCTCCTCGGAGAAGCCGAGCGATACCAACGCACAGATGAGCAGGCAACGTGCGTCTACCGCATTTTTGTTCGCACCGTTAATCAATTCGCCGTAACACAGCTCACATTCCTCGCAAACGATTTGCAAGACGTGTTCAAAGATTTCATTGGTTTTCATATCTCTTGCCTTTTAAATATTTGTTAAATTATAGATTGTTGACACAATAAAAAACATCACGTTCCTGTTTAAAGGCTGTGAAAGCCTCGTAACATTCCCCGTGATGTTGTCTCTTGTTAGTTTTGGAAGAGCAGCAAGAGATTGAGGCTTTCCTCTTTATACTCCGAAGCCTCGGAAGGAGTCGTAAATCAAATTATATCAAGAAACCCAGCCCTTTCAATTTTGTTATCCATTTCACGATGTAAGGGACAAGCAGCAAGACAATGCCACCGAGAGCCCACCAGCACCATCGGGGAGTCTTGTACTTTACTACCTCGACGGGGTAGGGTACTTGTATGCTGTCCGTCTTGGATATATACAGCGTATCGATTCTGTCCTTGAACCTGTATATGTACTTGTATTGGAACTCTCGTATCGTGTCTCCCGATTTCTCGATGAAAACACTGTCCCGCATGTATATGGAATCGAGCTGCACCCGGTTCAGATACACCGTGTCGCTCTTTGTCGTCTCCACCGGAACATACACATGTCTGGTACAACTCGTTGCAGCCAAAAACAACAATAGGAATACGATATGTCTCATAGGCTCAGTATTTGTTTCCGATTCTTCGATGTAGACACATAAGACACGTGCACCCAACTGTAATTGCTCTCGTTCAAAAGCTGGTCGAAGGGAAGGTTATCCCGAATCAACTCGAACAGCTTCTTGTTCTCCTCCTTGTTCCCTGCCGTTATATCCGCCGCATTACCCCTCATGTGCTGGCTGTTTTTCGCACCACCCACGGCGGCATTGAGTTTGGGACAACGATAGCCCGAATTGACGGTTATCGCCTTTCCGTACATCTCCCGCAAGGGGTCTAAAACATGGGTGACAAGGTTCGACAGCGCAACCGACGCTTCGGTCGTCGGGGTATTGTCTATACCCAGTTTATCTGCCGTCGAACTCTTTGTGAGTTCTTTCATCGTGAAGTATTTCATATCTCGAAGATTAAGTTTTCCATGTCTTTCTTCTTTTTTTTCGTCAGGCAATCCAAACCTCGATTTGAATCACCAGCCCTCCCAGTATGGTCGCCAGCAAGTCGGCATACGACCAAGCCCCCGGCTTCCTCCACTCGTCGACAGCCTCCTTGATACAGCCCGCTATGGCAGAGAACAGCACACAATATTCCGCAGTCGCACCTATCACGATGGAGAAGAAAGAGGCGATCACACCTCCTGCGATAAAATGCAGCAGCTTGTCGTGGGGAATAGACAATAACAACCCTTTGATTCTTTCCAAAATTTTCTTCATATTATTCGTTATTTAATCGGTGATAAAAATCGAGCTTGATACGGTCATAGACAGAAACTACATTCGTATATGCCCGCCCGTTATTCACATTTCCAGAATACACCTCGCTTGTAACTACTTCTGCCACCCATTCTATCCATTCGGGATTGGTATAACATGAAAGACGTTTACCACGATAGGTAAAGTAATCGAAACGGCTGTTCCTGTCCTCGTACTGGTTCGTCAACAAAGTATGTATCTTACCGGAGGTTTTCTCCTTGTCGGCGATATGGTTCTCGTCCCTGACCTTCTTGATGATTCTGCAAACCCTTTCGACGGCCAAATCGAAATACACGTTCGATATGTTCTTTATCCGAAGCTGCGTTTCCGGTCTAAGACCTTCCGATATGTCGGACAACATGTTATTCTGGTCGTTCGTCTTTTCAATAAGCTCTTTCAGGGATTCTCCATAATCCTCCATACTCTTGGTGATAATCGATTTGAACCACTTGAAGCAGGCCACCATCATCATGGCCGACAACACCAAGAAGAATGCTGCGGTCATCACCAAGAACCCCTGTTCGCTTATCCCTCTGGCCACCTCCGTAGCCTCGTTTATCCCTCCCATATCAATGTTTCTGTTTTTCGATTAACAATATAGCTTCCTCTTTGCAGGATTCCGCATAGGCGTTATAAGCCTCGAACTCCTCGGGCTTCGTGTCCCGCTGCCGAAGTATGGCCAGTCCATCGTCTACGCTGTATCTTTCCCGAATTTTTGCCACTACTTGCTCTTCATATGTCATCTCGGGAATGAGATGTTCCTCTTCTACCGTCATCTCCGGGATAGGTTCATATTCGTAGACTATCTTGCCATCTCGATAGTACATAACAGGTATATACCCTTCTTTTTGCTCTGGCTCTGGAATAGAATCTACATCTATCAACCCTTCTCTCTCATTGTCGGCGTATACGCC